ATTTAGTGCAGTCCACGTGGCTTGCCGTTTGTAGAAATTGTCATGACTGGGTTCATGCACATCCTAAAGAGTCTAGAGCTCTTGGCTATTTAAAATAACTTAAAAAATATGATTATGAAAATGATTGGAAGAGAACTTAAATTAAAATTAGCTAATGATTATTCAAAGTTTGCAGTACTTCCTATGAATAGGGGAATTGATAGCAAACATGTACAAAAGATGATTGCAAGCCTTAGATTACAAGGTTGTGTTAGAGTAGTACAATGCTGTAGAACAAACATTATTGAAGGTGAGGAAAAACTTTATATTATTGACGGGCAACACCTTGCTACAGCATTAGAAAGAGAAGGTCAGCCAATACCATACATTGAAACTGAAGTTACATCTGAAGAAGATTTAATTGAGAAAATGGCTTATTTAAATAACTCAAGTAAATCTTGGGATTTAATGAACTTTATCAATGCATGGAAAATGATCCGCCCAGATTACATGAAGTTGTTCAAATGGAAAAACATGTATGATATAGAAATAACTATGTTAGCTGCAATTGGTATTAACAATGCAGGTATTAGAAACACCACTGCTAGCATTAAAACCGGTAATTTCCAAATTACTAATCCAAAAGCAGAAGAAATGTGTAAAGCATTTAATGATATCTTCTTGAAGATTGGTATGTCAGACAGAAGTGTTAAGTTTCAGTTTCTTGCAGCATTTTTGCAGGCATATGGAACATATAACCACACAAAGGTTATGTCTAATATTGAGAAACATATGAAGACAGTTAAACTACTTACTGATGGAGATTCTACTGGTACATACATTAGAACTAAAATCTTTAATTTACCAAAATAATGGAGAGACAGGAAATACAAGATGAAGCTTTAAAGGCTACTGAGGATAAACAGAAATGTACTATTGTACTTGGTACAGGTGTAGGTAAAACTCTTGTAGGCTTAAAGCATATGGAGAAACATTATTCACCATTGCAAAGTATTCTGATTGTTGCTCCTAAACTGTCTATCATTAGTTCATGGAGATATGAAGCTGAGAAATTTGGATTAAGTAAAGTATTAGAAAATGCTACTTTCTCTACTTATCTCAGCTTAAATAAACATAATCCTAATGACTTTGATGCAGTTTATTTTGATGAAGCGCATAGTTTATTAGATAGTCATAGACCATTTCTAAATAGTTTTACAGGGAGAGTGCTGGGTTTAACCGGCACTCCACCTAAACATAAGAACTCTGAGAAAGGTAGAATAGTATCTGAATATTGTCCGGTTGTCTTTACATTTAAAGCAGATGACGCAATAGAATCAGGTATTATTAATGACTATCAAATAATTGTGCATGAAGTTGATATAAGTACAGAAAAGAACTATAAAGTAGAGACAAAGAATAAGTCATTTATGACTTCTGAAGCTTTAAATTATAGTTATTGGGGTACAAGGATTGATACATCAACAGGGCAAACTCACATACTTAGAGTAATGAGAATGAAAGCTATGATGGAGTATCCAAGTAAAGAAAGATATGCTAAAGAACTACTAAAAAGTATTAATAGTAAGTGTATTGTATTTGCTAATACTCAAGATCAAGCTGATAGAATGTGTACACATAGTTATCATAGTAATAACCCTGATTCTGAAACAAATTTGCAGGATTTTAAGGCTGGTAATATTACAAAGCTCTCATGTGTATTACAATTAAATGAGGGTGTAAATATTCCAGGATTAAAACAGGGAATTATTATGCATGCATATGGAAATGAGCGTAAGGCTAGTCAAAGAATAGGAAGACTTTTGCGCTTAAACCCAGATGATAAAGCTATTGTGCACATACTATGTTATATAGGAACTGTAGATGAGAAGTGGGTTAAAGAAGCTTTGGAAGATTTTGACCAGAGCAAGATAGTGTGGCGGAAGTATAATCTATAATTAGTATATTATTATATGGAAGAAAGTTTAACACATAAGATTATTCTGCATAATGATGACAAGAATACATTTGCATATGTAATGGCTTGTCTCATAAGATTTTGTGAACACCATCCTACACAAGCAGAGCAATGTGCTTTGCTTGTGCATGAGATGGGAAAGTGCACAGTAAAACATGGAGATTTTCTTACCATGTTGGAAATTTCAGAGAGTTTGCGTAATTTAGATCTCAAAACAACAGTAGAGGAATATGCGGGTAATATGCATTGATGCTTCAAATAAACCAAGTAAAGTACCTGATAATGAGTGGGTTATAGAAGGTGAAGTATATACTATCACAAGAGTAGTAAGGATGGGATTACAGGATAATAAATTTGGTGTACTTCTTAAAGAAGTTAAACTATCATCAAGCTCTTTTCCATATGAACTCTATGATGCAGAAAGATTCTTACCTATTGACTTACTATCAAAGGCATTTGAAGAAACACAAGAAACAGTTAAAGAAGCTGACTTAGAACTAATTTAAAATTTTATGGGAGATGATGTATTGGCACTTTATAAAGTTGCGAATAAAGATATTGTAGATATCATTGAGGAGTTTAATCTTACATCTACTACAAGAGAAAGAGGGACAGTATATAAAAGATACTATCTATATGATGTTCTAACAAAGAGAAGGCATCTTACAACTACCATGACTGGTAAGTTTTTTGGAAAAGACCATTCATCTGTTATTCATGGACTTAAACAACATGAATTTTGGTGGAAGGTGAAAGACAAAGGATATATTTCTCAAGTAAATACAATACATGAAGCATTAAAGAATGAAGTTATTCATGATGGCAAGTATGGTATTGAAATAAAACATCTTGGTGAAGAAGAAACCAAAGTTATCATTACTGGCAACTTTGATTGGAGAGTATTGGAAAAACTTCCAAGTAGATTAACAAAGGAAGAATTAATTAAAATGTTTAAAGAACATGGGAAGAATGAAAGAGGCATTCATTCAAATAATGAATGATAATGATGGTATACCAGAGTATATGACCATAGAAGATTACCTAACAATGAAAGAGTTAAATATCTATAATTGGGAAGAGTATGAAAGAGCGAAAGAAAGAACCAGATTACAACTTAATCAACAAAAAGATCTGGGAGAGACTGCAAAAGATTCTGAAGGAGAGTCCATCAGAAGAAAAGAAAACAATTAATAAACCAAAGAAATGAAAAAGCTATTAGTTATTTTAGGATTAGTATTTATTGCCACATCATGTAAAAAAGAATGTAATTGTGGCAAAATTGTAAATGATGAAATTACATTTGATAATGCAGGAAATGCATGTTATTCATTAAGCATTAAGAACTCATGTTCTGACAATGTAAAAACATTCTGTTTTGATTATAATACATGGTTTGATAATCATGTTGGTGATAATTTCTGTGTGACTAATCAACAATCTTGGTAAAAATTAAAATTAAAAAAATGAAAAAATTATTATTGGTATTAGCGGGAACTACTTTATTTACATTAAACTCTTTTTCTCAATGGGTAAGTAAAAAGATTGACAATGGATTTGATACTCCATATTATATAGCATACACACAAGACGGTCAAGATGCATTTCTTAAATTAGAAAACTATAAAGGTATTGCTTTCTATATGGGTGGAATATATGTATGTGATGAATCTGTTATAGTAGATGTTTCTTTTTTAGTTAATGGAGAGTATCAAAGATATTATCTAACAGGTACTGTATCTGACAATCGGAAAACTTTATTTATGGTAGATGATCTTAATTCAGATGCAGAGTTTCTTGCTGATTTTAAAGCATCAAGTTCTATAAGAATTAGAGTTAATGACACTACATGTGATACAGAAATTTATGAATTTAAGATGACAGGCAGTACAGCAGCCTTTAATACAGTGACTAATCAAAAGTAATTGTGAAGCACTTTATTAAATATCTATTGGTATGGATAAGCCAAAACTTGTCCATACCATTTTGGATGGTAGGGCATATACATTTATCAGTGAATGTATATGCTGACATCCATGAGATACTTATGTCTTTTGGTATGAACATTATAGTAGCTATAGGATTTACTATAGATTACTTAGAACAAAGAAAACAGAAATGAAAACAATTTTATTATTAGCAATGCTATTTAGTTTTGCTGATCCAATCCCAACTATTGTTAAAGGTACGGTCAGCTATTATGGACAGCATTGGACAGGCAGAAAAACAGCATCAGGAGAAACATTTTATGCAGACAGTTTAACATGTGCACACAAGACTTATAAGTTTGGAACTTTATTAAAGGTGACAAACCTAAAGAATGATTCAGTAATATTTGTAAAGGTTAATGATAGACTACCAAAGTCATCACACTTTATTGCAGATTTAAGTTATGGATGTGCTAAGCAACTAAATTTTGTAAAGTCTGGAGTAATATCTGTAACTTTGGAAATAGTTGATACAGTTAAGATAAACAAATGATTATGAGTGATATAACTATGTGCCATGGGTTTGATTGCCCGGTAAAAGAAAAATGTAAAAGATTCAGTTCTAAACCTAATAAACACTGGCAAGCATACTTCTTAAGTCCACCATATACTATTACAGATAATGTATTTAAATGTGATATGTTTTGGGGAGATACACAAGATGCTATTATGAAACAGCTGATGGGTATAGTTACTGGTAAAGATGGTGAAGAATTGCCTGAATAATGTCAAGTTATAGGCTTAAAAAACTTTTTCTGCCATAGTGCTTGAAGCAAATTCAATAGCAGGATTAAGATTTTTGATAGATAAAAATTGGATAGGTATGGTTATAATGGTTGGTATTAATCCATTTCTTTGCTTACCTATGAACCACTACACTATTGAGGTAAAGACCCTTAAACAAAGAGCATTAATTGCATTAGCCTTTAGTTTAGGCTTTGCAGTAGGAGTAATAACAATAAGACCTTTTTTTATATGAAAGCAACACTTGAATTTAATCTACCTGAAGATCAAGCAGAATTTGATTTTGCCACACAAGGTGGAAACATGTATGCAGCTCTATGGGATATATCTCAAGAGCTAAGAACACTATGGAAATATGAGGAGTTAAGTGAAGAGGAATGGAAAATAGTAGAAAGGATCAGAGAGAGTTTCTATGATATACTACAGAAAAATAATATAAATCTTAACAAATAAAAACCAACACATATGATTATTTTAAGGAAAGGAGAGGATAAGCAGGGTTACAGAGTATTAATGGTAAAACTTACACCAATGTCAGAGACAAGATTCTCTGTACAGAAGAAAGTTAAATTCTTATGGTTCTTTACTAGATGGGAAGATGTGTTAGATAAACACGGGATGCCCAAGATATTTGATTCCAATAAGAATGCATCAGCTTTTATTAACTTTCAGAAACGTTGGTAGAGAAAGTTACTAGAAAGACTATGAAGATTAGACCAAGTGGAAGGAGCACTGATTACATTGCTCCTTCTTTTGGTCATGGCTGTTTGTATAACTGTTCTTACTGTTATATGAAGAGACACAAGCCGGAAGGATTAACTATAGCAACAAATCCTATGGATATCCTGACAGCAATTAACAACCATGTTTGGTTTGCTGATGTAGAGAAGCCTAATCAAACAGGAGAATATATTACTTATGACATCTCATGCAATGAAGACTTTGCTTTACATGCTAAGTATCATGACTGGGAAAGAATATTTGAGTTCTTTAGAGACCATCCACTTGCTATGGGTTCATTTGCTACTAAGTATGTAAATTATGACTTTCTTAAGTTTAATCCACAAGGTAAGATTAGAATAAGATTTAGTCTTATGCCGGAGAAGTTGAGAGAAATACTTGAACCTAATACATCAAAATTTGTTCTAGCAGGATATGAAGTACATTTAAACTTTAGTCCTGTAATTGTCCATGATAATTGGTTAGATCAGTACAAAGAACTATTTGAGCACATTGATATTTTTGCTCATAGTAGTGATGGAAAGTATTTTAATCGGTCTTTTTCAAATGTAAAAGCAGAAGTAATATTTCTTACACATAATGCAAAAAAACATGAGTATAATTTGGAACATAAAATTCCTGGCGAGGACCTTATTTGGAAACCAGAAATCCAAGAAACCAAAATATCCCAGTATGGAGGAGAGAACATTAGATATGTATCATCAGACAAATCCAGATATATTGAAGAATTTAGAAAACTTCATGATGATATCATACATTGGAACACAATTAGGTATATTTTCTAGAATAAAATTTATGAAAGATACAAAAGAAATGCTAAAACTTGTGGCAGCAATTGCCGAAGAACATTATAATATTACTGATGGTGCAGATGGTAATCTGAACTATCTATGGTATATGTACCACAAAGGGTCTAAGAAGGATGAATTCCGCCCTTTTGTATATATGGCTGAGTTAATGTTGCTAAAGAAGTATAATTATCTAAATGATGCTGAGATAAGAAACATTGTAAGTATGATGAAATCAGATGACAGAGATAATCTTGCTATAGTAACATTAAGCATACAGAATTTAAGGAATTTAAGAATCAAAGAACACGGAATATATTCTAAAGATAATAAAGCATATAAGGATCTAAACTATACATATGCTTTTG